TGGTTTACGGATGGAAATGGCTCAGTCTTAAATCTCCCATCAGACAAGAACGATATTTCTAGAATTGCGGAATTAAAGAAGACTGCCATGTATTATGGAGATCCAGGAGATGGCACTTGTGTATTTGTTCCAGGACTAACGAGAGTAACAGAAGAAGAGTATTCAGAGCAAGTTGATCGCTTAAAGGCTGGACTTATCCCTTCCCTTAATGACCTTGGCGCTGTTCAAGCAGCAAAAGATACAATTGCCAAGTACGGAGACGAGGAGTAATCATGCAAGATAACGAATATGAAATTGGCGCAAGAATTGATGATGCACCAAAAAAAGATGATACATTCTCCAAGTCAGACCCGTTTAATGGTAACTGGGAAACATTAAAAACTTTAGATGGTTTGGATTCAAACTTTAAAAGACGAACAAGCAGAATGTCAACCAAGATGGTTGAACCAACAACACAATACACAACTGCAGCACTTGCTGGAAAAAGCGGTATTGATGGAGCACAATCAAAAGAAATAAACCCAGGGTTAGTATATGTAAACGGCTACGGAATGTTTGATGTCATTACACCACCATGGAACCTTTATGAATTAGCAAACTACTATGACACATCATTTGCAAACCACGCAGCAATTGATGCAAAGGTAGAAAACATTGTTGGGCTTGGATATGAGTTTAAGGTTTCTCCAAGAACCATGATGAGACTTGAAGCCTCAGAAGATAACAGTGCAACACAAAAGGCACGAAAGAGAATTGAAAGAGCAAAGATTGAAATGCGTGACTGGCTAGAGTCTCTTAATGACGACGACTCTTTTACTGCGACAATGGAAAAGGTTTATACAGACCTACAGTCAACAGGAAATGGCTACTTAGAAATTGGAAGAACCACTCGTGGAGAAATTGGATACGTTGGACATATACCAGCAACAACAATGCGAGTACGAAGAATCAAGGATGGTTATGTACAGATCATTGGAAACAAGATTGTTTACTTCCGTAACTTTGGAGCAAAAAACCAGAACCCACTAACAACAGACGCTAGACCAAACGAGATTATTCACTTTAAGCAGTACTCACCTCTCAACACATTTTATGGAGTGCCAGACATTATGTCGGCTATCAACTCATTGCATGGAGATTCATTAGCCTCACAATACAATATTGATTATTTTGCAAATAAGGCAGTACCACGTTATGTTGTAACGTTGAAGGGTGCGAAACTTTCTGGAGATGCAGAAGACAAGATGTTTAGATTCTTGCAGACAAGTCTCAGGGGGCAATCGCACAGAACGCTATATATTCCACTTCCAGGTGATAGCGAAAACAACAAGGTTGAATTTAAGATGGAGCCCATCGAAGACGGCATACAGGACGGCTCATTTAAAGAGTATCGTAAGCAAAACCGTGATGATATCCTTGTAGCACATCAAGTGCCACTGTCTAAACTTGGGGGTGGCGATTCTGGATCTATTGCAGCAGCACTTGCACAGGATCGTACCTTTAAGGAGCAAGTTGCAAGACCAGCACAAAGACAACTTGAAAAAATGATCAATAAAATCATTCGTGAAAAAACAGACATCATTGAATTTGTGTTTAACGAGTTAACACTTACTGACGAAATTGCTCAGTCTCAAATCCTTGAGCGTTATGTTAAGAATCAGATCATGACTCCTAACGAAGCAAGAGTTGTTTTAGATATGCCACAGAGAGATGGTGGCGATGAGGTCTTAGATCTAAGCCCAGCAGCATCGGCGGAAGCAAGAACAACAAGATCAAGAGATGCAGAAAGAACAAATACAAATTCTGACAGCACCTCAACAGTTGCTGGCAGGGCACCAAAGGGAGAGGGACGACAAACTCCATAATGTCCAATATGTCCAATATGTGATATATGTATAAAAAGGGGTTTATAATATAATGGTGAGCAATGTATCCAAAGCCCATTGGAATTCAGATGGGGAAAATCTTCGTCTTTCAATGCCTTTTAACAAGGTAGACAAAGAGCGTCGTATCGTTTCAGGTTTTGCCTCACTAGACAACCTTGACAAGCAGATGGACATCGTTACATCAGAAGCATCAATGAATGCCTTTGCAAAGTTCCGTGGGAACATTAGAGAAATGCACCAGCCATTAGCAGTTGGCAAGATGGTCAACTTTAAAGAAGATAAGTATTTCGATCCAGAAACAAAGAAGTTCTACAAGGGTGTATTTGTTTCTGCATATGTTTCAAAAGGTGCACAAGATACTTGGGAAAAAGTTCTAGATGGAACTTTGACTGGTTTTTCTATTGGTGGACGAATGAACAAGTGGGATGACGGTTATGATGAGAAGTCAGACTCACAGATTAGAATTATTAAAGATTATGATTTAGTTGAGTTGAGTCTTGTAGATTCCCCAGCAAATCAGTTTGCAAATATTGTATCAGTTGAGAAGGTTGATGGCGTAGATGTTATCAAGGCAGACTCAACAGTGCTGGAAAATGTTTTTTACGATAAAGAAAGTGGAATTGTTATATCATCTGAAAACGAGTCAGAACTTAGCCCCGTTACTGGAGAGCAGATGGAAAATATAGGGTTCGTTGAAAAAACGGATGATGAAAAAACAACAATGATAAAATTCTTAGTTGATAGTGCTAAAGGCATTAATACTTCTAAGATTAACAAGGAGGTACAACCTATGACAAAATCAAAAACACAAGTTGAAAAGACAGATGTAGTTGAAGATGTTGTGGTCGCTCCAGAGGCAGATGCCGTGGTTGAAGAAGTTACCGAAGAAGTTGCAAAGGCAGAAGAGACAGAAACAGCAGATGTTGTTAAGTCAGACGAAGCAGTTGCAGAAACTACTGAAGAAGCACCAGTTGCAGAATCAGTTGAAAAGGTAGCAGACACAGACGCAGATGTATCTAAGTCAGATGATGTAGTTGTAGAAGCAATTGCAGAAATCAAGAATAATCTAACATCAGCCTTTAGCGATCTATTATCAACAGTAAAATCTTTGCAAGCAGAAGTAGAACTTCTTAAGTCTTCAAAGGTAGATGTTGACACAGTAAAGGATTCATTTGCAGCAGTTGCAAAAGATATTGCAGCAGTATCAAGTGAATTTAATGAATTTGGAAAACGAGTAGACGCTGTGGAAGCAGACACCGCATTCCGAAAGTCTGGAGATATCGGCGATATCTTCCAGTCTCAACCTGAAATGGTTGAAAAATCCCTATGGGGCGGTAGTTTCCTCAAAACAGCCGATCTATTCAAATGAACAAATCACTAGGAGGTGACAATATGTCAGAAGAAATAATCAAAAACCAGCCAGGCGCTAGTTCAGATCTAGGTGGAACAGCACCAGGACTTTACCAGGGCCAAGGTGCTTTCGCATCAGGTGGAATTGGTGGAGTAACAAACCCAGGTGCAGATACACTTGGTAACATTCCAACAGCAACTCTTGGATCTACAAGCGGAGCAAACGCTGTTAACCCTAGTGGTTCAGCGGCTTCTGGAATTTTGCGCCCTGAGCAGGCACGTCGTTTTATCGACTATGTTTGGGATGCAACAGTATTAGCAAAGGATGGCCGTCGTGTAACAATGAAGGCTAATTCTATGGAACTTGAGAAGGTAAACGTCGGTGAGCGTGTAATTCGTGCAGCAGCGCAAGCAGTTGGTAACTACACAAACACAGGTGCAACATTCTCTAAGGTCGAACTTACTACCAAGAAGATTCGTCTTGATTGGGAAGTAACAGCAGAATCATTGGAAGATGGTGTAGAAGGTGACGCTCTAGAAGATCACTTGGTACGCTTGATGACAAACGCATTCGCAAACGATATCGAAGATCTCGCTATCAATGGTGATGGTTCAACAGGAGCATTCTTGTCAATCATGCCAGGCTTTATCAACAAGGTAAAGGAAAATGGAGATGCACATGAGTCAGTTGTAACCGTAGCAGATAATGCTTGGACACCTGATGTAATGCAGGGCATCATCAATGCAATGCCACGTAAGTACCGTGCACTTAAGAACAATCTTAAGTTCTACGCAGGTACAGACGCATTCGGTGGAATCGTTAAGAACAACGGTACACTTGCTGATGCAGTAGCAGAAGCATTTGCAGGCCAGATGCCAGGATCAACCCAGGCAAATCGCCAATCATACCTTGATGGTATCGGACAGACATTCGGTGGAGCACGTACAACTCGTGTTCTCGGAATCGAAGTTCAGGAAGTTCCTTACTACCCAGCAGGCTATATCGACTTGACATTCCCTGCAAACCGTGTATGGGGATTCCAGCGTGACATCACTGTAAACCGTGAATACGTAGCAAAGAAGGACACAATTGAGTACACAGTATTCGTCCGCTTTGGTATTCAGTGGGAAGAAGAGGATGCAATTGCATTCGCTGACGCTGCAGCAGATGAGTAATCTGTAACAGTACCTTTAATGGGGGGCGGGAGTTCACTCTCCTGTCCCCCTTAATACTTTAATGATATAATACAAACAAGGAGGATACAATGGAAAATAATGATTACAACAAGCCGTTTTCAGTAGAAAATGTAGAAGAGCAAGTCCATGTCGAAGCCCCAGTGGTAGAGGCACCAGTAGAGCATGTAGCAGAGCCAGTAGCAGAGCCAGTCGTAGAAGCACCAGTAGTTGAGGCACCAGTTGTCGAAGCACCTGCAGCAGAAGAACCAGTTCAAGCACTAGGATTTACAGAAACAGGCGCTATTGGATCAATGGCAGCAGACGGCCCAAGCAAGACAATTAAGTCAGACGTAGATCTTTCAGAAAAGGTAGCAGTTCACTCAACAAAGAGCGTTCGTTGGGAAGAAGTTGGCGCAATTTCTAAGGGCTATAACATTGTTACAAAAGCACAAGCAGATAAGTGGCTTACACGATCACATGTGCGTATTGCAACACCAGAAGAAGTCAAGAAGGCTTTTGGATAATTATGGAGATATTGAGAGTTTCGCCATATGCAGAAGTACCTGTTAATTTTGTAATTCCAGCGGGAGTTACAGATGCAGTTATAACTGTCACCATAACGGATATGGCGGACCTTTCAATTTCAACATCAACATTTGAAGATTCATCTTCTGGAGAATTGCTAGAGATTTCTTTGCCAGGAAAGTACGACTCATCATACAGAGTTGAGATTATCAAAGATCTTGGAACATCAGATGAGCAAATTTTGCAAGACGAAACATATGAAATATTTAGACCTTATGTTGATCCATCAACGAAAGCAGCAACAGCAAGCGATATCGCAGCATACGCTTTAAATGAAGAAATTGCAAGAGCAGTTATTGACTCAGTAGTTCCAGACGGATTCTACTATAGAAAAAAGGTTTTAAAGTTTGAAGGAAGTGGATCAGACTACCTTCCAATCTGGGATGACGTAAAAAAGATTTTGGCTGTTTATGAAAACAATATGTTGGTAGAAGATAGACAGTATGAAGTAAGTCCAGACAAAACAGCAATTATTGAAAAATCAACAGACAACATTAATCGTGCAGAATCTGCACCACTAGTTTTGCCAGCAGCAGCATCAGACTCACTAGATCCTCAATTTATATACAGAGGTTTTGGAAAAACTTGGGACTACAGGATAACAGTAGAGCATGGATATACAACAGTGCCATCTGACATAGTCAGAGCGACAGAAATGCTTATTCATGACATTGAGTGCGGAAAACTAGATTATTACAAGAGATTTATTTCTTCTTATAACACAGATCAATACAGAATTCAGTTTGATAAGGGTCTTTTCGAAGGAACAGGAAATATAATTGTAGACAAGATACTTTCAAAGTATATTAAGTCTATTACAAAAATTGGGGTACTGTAATGACAGTATGCGAAACTCCAGACTTCATGTTTCCAATGCAAGCATCCGTATATCATCCAATTGTAGAACAGGGTGATTTTGGTGCAATTAAAAAGCAATGGGTTTTAGACAGAATATTTGCATGCAGTTTTTCAGCAGGAGGATCAGCATTTAAAGAAGAAGTTAAGCCTAACGTAAATATAACTCAGAACTCAATTCTTATAGGAAGAGCAAAGTCTGATCTAAGAATATCCTCTCGTGAAAATAAAAATTCTTTAACTAACATATTAATAACCGACATAAAAGACCAAGAAGGAAACCTTGTTTACATGGAAACTTCTGGGCCAAGATCTGGCAAGGGAACACTGTTTGAGATAGCCACCTATGAACCGTTTGTCGGACCTTTTGGAGTAGTTGAATCTTACAAGTTAGTAATTAGAAGATCAGAGAATCAGACAGGTGATGTATGATGATATCATTTAACTCTGCAAAATTTAAAAAAGAGATGAACAATATTGTAGACTACTCTATTGGATTTTTGGATGGGATTGAAAAAGCAAAGCCTTTATTTTTACGTAATATGGGAATGCAAACAGTAGAACTTATGAAAGAGTTTATAGATTCAAACGCAAGAGTAAATCCAGAAATGCTTCACCATATCTATGAATGGAATCAAACTGGAAGTCCAAACGCAAGACTTTATGAAATATCCTATACAGTGAGCAGTCTTGGTCTGTCTTTTAAGTCTTCATTTAGCCAGTCATTATCTATTAAGGATGGATCTAGAACACCATTTTATGATAAAGCAAGAATTATAGAAAATGGAATTCCAGTTGTGATAAGACCAAAGACTGCACAAGTTTTAGCATTTGAAAATAACGGAGAGACTGTTTTTACAAAGGGGCCGATTACAGTAGAAAACCCAGGAGGAACTGCAGCACAGGGTGGATTTGAAAAGGTACTTGACATGTTTTTTAATAAATATTTTTCTCAAGCATTTTTAAGGGTTAGTGGTATTGCACAATATATTGAAAACCCACAAATTTATAAAAAGAATCTTCAAGCAGGAAAGAGGGTTGGAAGAAGCCATGGAGTTTCTACTGGCTATCGCTGGATTGCTAACGCAGGGCTAGGTGCATAATGGCTCTTATACATCATCCACCAACTATCATTAATGCATACCTATCAGCAATGATCGATCCTGGATTTGATTCTCAAGGAACAACATACTTCTTTCCAACACTTCCAACAGATATTGAAAATCTAACTACAACATTTCCACAAAGCAATGAGGTTTTTGCTGTCTATGATCGAATGTTTAAGATGAGAAGAATGCCTTTTCCATATATAAAGTGTGAACAACTTCTATACTACTTCTATGCAGTAGGAGAGAATGCAACAACAAAGATGGTAATAACACAGCAACAGATTAGCGACCTTTTGGACAACGGAGATGATTCAGCAAAAGACCTAAATGATTGGGCTGCAGCAAACTTAGACTATGGCACAATAGAGTCCAAGCCATGCTTCTTCCATAACTTTAAGATTTACCAACTAGAAGAGACCAGAGATATCGTAGACTTTGGCACAGCCCGTACTTATGCGGGGAATAAGATAATTATAGACTACGACTGGCATCCACTAGAATTACCAGCATAATAAACGGCATGTATAATTAAATCGAGGAAACAACCCCCTTTTAATAAAAATGAAAGAGGTGAGAAATATGGCATATAGCCGTGGTTCAAGTAGTAACATCATCGTAGGTGCAGCAGCACTATTTACACATGATGCAGGTCCAATCGGATACGATTCAGCAACTGGAGCGATTACTGATACTCAAGCAGCAACAGATCTTCCAGCATTTACAGCATCCGCAACTTCTTATAAGGATACATTGTCTGACGACAGCGCATTCACAAATATAGGATACACAACAAATGGTTTGGAACTAGCGTTTCAACCAGATTTCGGCGAAGTAGCAGTAGACCAACTTCTCGACGTTGCTCGTTTATTCAAGCAAGGTATGACAGTTAATCTAAACACTGCATTCGCAGAAGCAACACTAGAAAATCTTCTAGTAGCAATCGCAGCAGATGACTCAGATCTAACATCAGCATCAGGAGTTTCAACACTCAAGATGTCTGCTGGAGATATTGGTGACGTTCCGCTAGAGCGTGGACTCGTAGCAGTAGGACCAGGTTCTGGTTCTTCTCTAGAGCCAAAGGAAAGAATCTATGTTGCATATCGTGCACTCTCAATTGAGAATGTTACAGTAGCAGCAAAGCGTGATGAGGCTTCAATGTTTGAAGTATCATTCCGTCTCCTTCCAAACGACAATGCATCATACGGAAAGATCGTAGATCGTTCCCTAGAAGCATAATACAACTTAATATATGAGAGGCTCAATCCTTCGGGGTTGGGCCTTTCTGTTTGGTATACTTGTATGGTGCCTACAGAAATATACAAAGCCTCTATAATTACACTCTTTGATGGAACAGAGTTATACATCAGCCCATTAAAAATAAAATATTTAAAGTTATTTTTAGAAGAATTTGAAAATGTTAAAAAATCAAATGGAGATGAAGAAGCAATAAACTATTTGTCAAAATGTGCAACAATTGCTATGAGGCAGTACTGCCCAAGCATAAAAACTCAAGAGCAACTTGAAGATAACATTGACATGCCAACTATATATAAACTTTTAGATTACTCGGCAGGCATTAAGATAAATGAAAAGTCTGAAGAAGCAGTAAAGTCTCAAGCAACAGAAAGTGGATCTACCTGGGATGATTTAGATTTAGCACAGTTGGAGTCTGAAGTATTTTTGTTAGGAATATGGAAAGACTATGATGAGTTAGAGTCCTCTATGTCTATGCCAGAAATAGTTGCAACACTTAAAGCAAAAAGAGATCTTGAATATTCAGAAAAAAAGTTTCTTGCTGCAATACAAGGAGTTGATCTTGATAAAAATTCAGGGAAGTCAAATGAATGGGAAGACATGAAAGCAAGAGTATTTAGTAAAGGTGCAGCGACAGATGGCAGCGACATACTTGCCTTGCAGGGAAGAAATGCAGAAAAGGCTGGGTTTGGTATTGGTATGGGTCTTGATTATGAGGTTTATTAATACCAAAAAATAAGCCTGCTTTATGGTATAATTGACTAAACCTTATAAGGAGGAAACTATGGCTGACAAGCCTTCAAATAGCAAGACTATCACATTGATGGACGGAACAGAACTCATAGCAAGACCACTTAAGTTATCTCTACTTAGACCGTTTATGGCTAAGTTTACTCTATTGTCAGAGGCTGCAGATGATAACGAAAAGTCGATGGACATTCTTCTTGAGTGTGCACAAATAGCACTAAAACAATACAAGCCAGAATTGGCAGAAGACAAGGCAGCGCTAGAAGAACTTCTAGACCTTCCTACTGTTTATCAAATTATCGATGTAGCATCAGGACTTCAAAACTCTGATGCAGGAGCATTGCTTAGTTCAATAAACAAATAAATTAAGGGGGTGCGTGAGAATTGGCAGATGTAAACTCTAATATAAATATTAATTTTAATACGGCTGCCGCTCTCGCACAACTTCGTCAACTACAGGCAGGCCTTAGCAAGTTTCATCAATCACTTGCTGAGGGTAACCTGGCTGCAGCAAATGCCCAAAAGGGTTTAAATGCACAACTTCTACAATCGGTTGGTGCTACAGGAAAATTCTCTGCAAGCCAAGTTAAAGTCGCAGGAAGCACACTTGCATTTACTTCTGCTTTAGAAAAGAATAAACTTTCTCTTCGTGAATATTATAGATACTCTATGGCAGCAGCAACTGCCAATACTCGTGTTATGGGTAAGGCTTTTGCACAAGAGCGAGAAATTATTAACCGTGCTAGACGAGACAGAGTAAAGGCCTTACAAGCACAATATATCCAGATGAACAAAGCCAACAGTGGCTTTATGGATGCAATTAGAATTATGCCAAAAAGCCTTGCAATGGCTAATGGAAAGTTTACTGAACTTGGAACACGAATTCAGTATGCTGCACAGAGACAACAGTTCTTAAATCAGTTACTTAAGCAAGGATCAACACAACTTCTAAACTTCGGTAAGAATACTCAGTGGGCTGGTCGACAGTTGATGGTTGGTTTAACAATGCCGTTGGCTTTGTTTGGTGCTTCTGCAGCAAAAACATTTAGAGAACTTGAACAAGAGATTGTAAAGTTTAAGCGTGTTTATGGAAATGCTTTTACTAATGATGCAGAAACCGATGCAGCAGTAGAAAACATTAGAAGATTAGCAAGCGAATATACCAAGTATGGTGTTTCTGTAACCAAGACTGTTGAGATGGCAGCAACCGCAGCAGCAGCAGGTTTTACTGGTAATGCATTAACCGCTCAAGTAGAGACAGCAACTAAGTTAGCAGTTCTTGGCCAAGTAGAACAACAGCAAGCACTTGAAACTACAATCTCTCTACAAAGTGCTTTTGGACTTTCTAGCGAAGAACTTGCAAAGAAAATTGACTTCTTAAACGCAGTAGAAAACCAAACACTTTTGTCTATTGAAGATTTAACAATTGCAATTCCAAAGGCAGCGCCAGTAATTAAGCAACTTGGTGGAAACGTTGAAGATCTTGCATTCTTTATGACGGCAATGAAAGAAGGTGGAATTAATGCATCAGAAGGTGCTAACGCACTCAAGTCTGGTCTTGCAGCCTTAATTAACCCAACTGGA